AGAGTTTCCCGACTTCTTCTATCCTGGTGGCAACGGTACATCCGAAGCAGAGTACAGATTTAAAGATGGATATCGTCTAATCCAGCAGAACAAGCAAGAGATTGTTGATAGAGCAGCAGCAGAGATCGCTGTAGCACACCCTGATTTCTTCTTCCCTGGTGACCCTGCAGACGATCCTGTATACAGATTTAAGGATGCATATCGTCTGATTCAGCAGAACAGACAGGAGATCATTGACACTGCATGGACAACCATGCAAGCAGGTGCTAATGCCGCTGATCCTGCTGATGAGGCAAAGTGTAAGCGTGACATCGGTCTTCTAGTTGATTACATTGGTATTGACCTTGTAAAAGGTGGTAATGAGTATACCCGTAAGTTCACCCTGAAATATTTCCAAGGTGGTGTATTCTCTTACATCATTAGTGAAGCAGCTGCTACCGTCGATGCATATAATGCTGCTAGGGATCTGATGATCCAAGCAATGAAGAATCAGTTGACGATCACTGATTCTACTATCACAATTGACCCCAACGCATGTGCTAACGTAGAGTCTGCAATCACGACTCTTACACAGATCGTTACTGATGCATTTAATGCTGCTGACCCATCGGGAATTCCCGTAGAAACAACTGGTTCTGATCTTACAAATGAAGCAAAATGCAAACGTGACCTGGGTTTATTTGTTGACTATCTTGGGCTCGATCTCATTAGTGGTGGTAACGAGTACGTTCGCCGTCATGCTGGCACATATTTTGTTAACGGATCCCCAATTTCTAACGGACTCGTAGGAGAAGAGGCACAAAGTATCACTGCTTTCAATAAAGCGCGTGATCTGATGATTTCTGCTGTCCAGAATATTCTTCTGGTTCAGGATTCTACGATTACAGTTGACGGTGGTGGTTGTGCTAACGTACAGTCTGCTATCACAACTCTAACTGCAATTTTGACGACTGTCATCAATGATGGCGATCTATCTCAACTACCTGCAGAAACTCTAGGATCCTTTGCTAGTGCAAATGAAATCGAGTGTAAGCGTGACCTTGGTGAGTACATCGATGCTCTCTCCCTTGACGTTGCACTTGCTGGTGGTAACAGATATACCCGTAAGTATCTGAAGACATACTTCAATGAGGCAGGTACACAGTTTATTACTGGATCTCTAGAAAGTGAGCAGTCGGAGTCTATTGCTGCCTTCAATAAGGCAAGAGACCTGATGATCTCGGCATTCAGAAATGAACTATTCACCAAAGATTCTACAATTACTGCTGATCCTAACGGTACTCCTCTATGTGCTGATGTTGCTAGCATGCTGGGCAACCTTGCAGCTATTGTCGAGACTGTTCTAACTGACGGCAATCTCTCTCAACTTCCTGCTGAAACTGTTACTGATCACGAAACTGCTGGTGAGCAGAAGTGTAAGCGTGACATCGGATTCATTGTTGATGGTGTACTTGCTGACATCAGAAATGGTGGTAACAGCAACATCATCTCTGTTGCAAAGACTTACTTTGATAGAGATGGAAATCCAATTGCTGATGGTATTGTAGGCGAAGAGGCAGAGAGCATCACCGCTTACAACAAAGCGCGTGACATGATGAAACTGGCAGTCACGAACTCCTTATATGATAAGGATCTGACTATCTCCCCTGGTCCTGCTATTGCAGGCGCTAACACCCCTGACATCGAGTATGACGAGTCTGGTAACCCTGGTGCATGTATTGACGTTCAGACGAGCATCCAGACCCTTGTAGCGATCCTGACGGACGTTATCAATGCTGGTAGTCTTTCTGTTCTTGCATCGGTTCAGGTTACTGGTGTTGTTCCTGTATTTGATTACAACAGAGCACTTCAGGAGTGGCAGGATGACAGCATCCTTGACCTAGGCAACCCCGACAACGTACTTTACAAGTTCAACTCTACCGAGGGCGGTTGTATCGTTCCCAGAGGTTGTTCTCTGATCGGTTATGACCTCCGTCGCACCATTGTCAGACCTCTGTATGTTCCCGATCCTGTAGATGGCGATCAAGAGAGAACTGGTATCTTCAAACTGACTGGTGGTTGTTACCTGTGGCAGTTCACTATCAAGGATGGTGACCTCTCCGAGAACTCCCCACTATATGATCAAGCAGACAAGGTAGGTAAGGTTTACTACAAGAAGAACTCTACGGATCTGAAGATTCCCGAGTATTCTCACCATAAGATCTGCATCATGACCTATGCAGGTAATGAAGAACTAGATCGTTTCTATGAGAAAGTTGGTAGAGCATTTGCACAGTTCCAACCTACCATTGATGATGGTGAACTAGAAGCACTGGTACAAGAGACCAGAATTGTTGGTCCTCTATCTGATACCAGAACGGTTGAAAGTATTGAAGTTGTTGACATTCCTGGCACTTCTACTGCTAGATTTACTGTCACTACCAAGATTGAACACGGTTACTTCAAAGGTCAGTACATCGCTGTTATCAACAGTGGACTATCTGATGAAGTCAACGGAACATTCAAGGTTGATACCATTGATGATAACAATCCAAAGGTATTCACCTACATCATTCCTATCACCGCTGCTGGTCTAGGACTGGTTTCTGGTATCACTTACACCACTGCTAATGGTCTTGGCACCAATGCAGTCATTCAGGCAGAGATTGACTCCGTTGAGTCTGCATCTCCTTATGTCTTTAACTGCTCCATTCGTTCCACCTGGGGTCAGTGTGGTATGTGGGCAGATGGATCCAAGGCAACTGGATTCAAATCGATGGTTGTTGCACAGTACACGGGTGTTTCGCTACAGAAAGACGACCGTGCATTCATCCGCTACGACAGATTTACTAACACTTGGAACCAAGCATCACTAACTGATGCATTTGCAACTGTTCCTTACCACGCCAAGGGTGATGCATATTGGAAGGATGAGTGGAGAAACTTCCACATTCGTGCTTCTGATGACTCCTTCATCCAGTGCGTCTCGGTCTTCGCTGTTGGTTTCCACGATCACTTCCTGATGGAAAGTGGTGGTGACATGTCTATCACCAACTCGAACTCTAACTTCGGTAACACCTCACTTCACTCTGTTGGATTCAAAGGATTTGCATTCAACCAGGACAAGGGTGGTTACATTGATGCTATCATTCCTCCCAAGGTTGTTAACACTGCTGCAGAAGGAACTTCTACTCTACAGTATTACACCCTTGATATTGAAGCATCTAATGATCAAGCAAACCACAACAAACTATATCTCGCAGGTGATACCAATCAAGATCCATCTTCTAGACCTGCTGCATCCATCGGTGGTTACAGACTAGGTGCCAAGCAAGATGACAGACTCTATGTTAAACTACCTGGCAGTGGCGCAGGTGGTAAGAACACTTATCATGCAACTCTAGAACCATCTGGTGTCAAGACTTATAAGTCATCGCTGTCTAGTCTTACACCTCCTAGTCTCAACATCAACTTTGACCTAGATGGTGATGGTAACGATGACTTTAACATGGCATATGATGCTGCTAATCTCATCGAGAAGAACAGATCATATCTAGCAGAAGAAACTTATGGATACATCACTACGCTGTATCCTGCTCTGCTGACCAATTCTTCCCTGACTATCACCAAGTGTGAAAGAGACATGGGATTCATTATTGATGCTGTTGTTAAAGACCTTCGTGTCGGCGGTAACATCAATACAATCTATGCTGCAGAATCTTACATCTCTGGCGGTAACGTATCGTATGTCGATGGAGAATTAACTGAAACACTACTGGCATATGATCACTTGAGAAGATTGTCGTTCGGTGCTATCCGTAACTTCAATCTACTGATCAAGAATTGTACCACTGTTAATGGATCTGCAACCGTAACTGTTGGTGATACTTCTGGTCTTGTACCTGGCATGAATGTCAGTCACTACAGTCAAACCGACTTTACCAATGGTAAGTTGGATGAGGGTTCCACTCGCCTTGGAACTCTACTAGATTCCAACTCTCCTGTAATTATTGATCAGATTGTTAATGCTACAACGATCACTATTAAGGACGTTAATACCGACCAACCATTTAATGCTGGTGGTGATAGCACTACTGCATGGTTCTACTTTGAAAACGTCAACCGTTATTCTTCATCGCAGCGTGTAGTTGATGAAGACATCACCCAGGATACAGATTATCCAGAGTGTAATAACATCACCACTGCTATTCAGAACCTGTATGATGTTGTCAATCTAATTCTCAATGGCAACGGAAATCAGGTAACTAGAGTTGAACCAATCATTGATTCTGCTCAACTTATTGGTAGAGCGACAGTATTCACTATTGATACTGGTAATGGTCAAACTGACCCTCATGGACTACAAACTGGCACTCCTGTCAGACTAGTCCCAAGAGCACTTAATGATCAGGTTGATAAGCGTCTTGTCAGACTACCAAGAGGATTTGAAACTAACAGAACATACTATGTGATCGCTCCTGGCAGATTGACAGCTCCTGGTGTATTCAATGGCACCAGTGAGTTTGACAACACTGCAGGCACTAAATTGATGCTGGCAGCAACCAAAGAGAATGCTTCGGCAGGTATTTACATCTATTCTTCTGAAACAGAAGCAGTAGATCCTCAAGTTGAGATTCTGGTTCAGCAGTATGTTCTCGATGATCAGTATGATCTACATCGTTATGTCTGTAATGTTTCTGGAATTTACATCGAAACTGATGTTCCTCACATCTTCGATGTACCCATTCCTAACGTTCCTGCACAACAGATTTTCTTCGCAACATCTGGTGACGCAAGTTCCCAGCTACCAACTATTGCTGGTGCATCGACAGTTCCAACGAACGTATACTACTACCCAAGATTTGAGACGCCTAATAAGTTCAGTGTTCACACTAGTCAGGCAGATGCTCAAGCAGGCACAAATGCAGTAATCTTTACTTCTGGTAGTGGTAGTGACTTTGTTGTCTACGGTAACAAGAAGACATCGCCATTGAGATATGATCCAGTTTCGTTCAACAGATGGTACATTAACGTTAAGGATGAGTCTTCAGGTGGTTTAGATCCTGATGCAATCCTTACCAGATTCCATGCTGCTGACTTCCTAGATGGCACTGGTAATCTCTTCACTCCCGATACATTCTTCGAGAGAATTGAGGATGAGCGTACACCTCTGGACAGAATCTATCGTCTACGTTATGTCATTCCCAAGTATCTATCGACAGTTCGCGAACCTCTCAATGGTTATGTCATTAAGACAAGAACTGATGACAGAAGAAGACTGAAACCCCAGAGATTCATTCTGGAACCATTCAGTAATGGCGCACCTACTATTGCACAGTTTGAGAACCCTGCAAGACCTGCCGAGAAACTAGGTCAATCTCTGGCGACTCTTAACGCTGCTGGTGTTGACATCAGTGGAAACTTCTACGATCCATACGAGAATCCTCTACAGATCGAGTTTGAATCCAAGATTGCAGTTACAATTCAGTCGGCAAGAGTTGGATCTAATTTCGCTGATGAAGACAGACTAGAACTGACTGTTTTCGATCATACGATCATCAACCAGCAACTGAAGAATGAGATCTTCACTATTGTTGAGATTGGATCTCCACAGGGTGCAGGTATTCAAACCAGCATCTACAATAGCGATGACGCCAACTACGTTAGTTGGACTGGTAATTGCTCTGGATCTGGATTTGTTCATGGATACTATCAAGCAGACTTGACTGCATTTATTATCCTGAAGAACATCACTGGTAAGTTAGATTTCGACGCTAGCAATCCTACCACCTTTGTACAAAACAATGGCACGTTCTTTGATCTCAACGGTCAGAAAGATGCGTGGCCAACACAAATCAGTCGCTCCGAGAGAAAGAACTATCTCTACAGAATTGAAGGTGCTAATGTCTACACTGTAGTACCTGGTGATAAAGTTACCACTCCTGGTGGTGATACCTACACAATTTCTGCGGTCGAGGATGTACCTGATATTGATGATACCTTCTACATCTTTGATGTGGAGACTATTCAAGAGCAGATTCCTCTCCAGCAGGAAGGTGTTTACTACTTGACAGCAGTTCGTGGTAACATCTCTCCATATCCTCTGGGTGCTGGTGTTGGAACTAACTTCCATTACTACAAGTTCTCTCAACCTATCTCTAATCTGTATCCTCTGGATTACAAGAACGACCCACTGTGGTTCCAGATCGATGATAGTGGAAACAGAGATCTTACGAAACTTGATCCTCCAGCATCTGTTGCTGCTGCTGACAACTATGTCCACGGTCTTGTTACTCTTAACGATTACAAGTACAGTGAGACGAAGGAAGCAGTTACAGACATGCTTGCAACCAGACCATTTGCAAACTTCCAGTTTACAAATTCAACTGCTGATGTCAATGCTAAAGTAATTGATAACAGAATTCGAGCACAAGAAGGTAACGCATCTGTAGGTTCCGAGAACAGACAGATTCCTATCTCTGGTGACTCTGTATATCCTCTACAGAGTAGATACTATACAGAACTGCGTCGTCCTTCGATTGCAAGATCTGGTAACCACACGTTTGAGTACCTTGGTTTCGGTCCTGGTAACTACTCAACTGGTTTCCCACTCCGTCAGGAAGTCGTTCTATCTGATAAGCAAGACTTCTATGCACAAGCGAAGCGTGAAGACGGCGGTATCGTCTTCTACACGGGTCTAAACTCCAACGGTGACCTCTATATCGGTAACCGTAAGATCAACGCTATTACAGGCGAAGAGACGTTCCTTGAGCAGGCAGCACTAGAAGACAGTGGAGACGATAGCGATAGCATCGGAGCACTGGTTACTACCTTCGATAACGCAGTTACCTTCAATGATAAGGTAACGATTGAAGGTGAGACCTTCCTGAACAATCCCGTTCAGATCAACGTTGACCCTCTGGATGGTGATTCACTTCGTATCCTGTCTCTAACGCAGTCTGGAGACGATCCTACGCAGGATAGAACAGCTTTCAGAAACAGATTGGATGGTGACATTGTTCTCACCAAGAACAGCATCAACGCTGCGGTCTACAGATTTAACCCACGCGGTACTGTAGAGACTCCTGGTCAATCTTATACTTGGAGAACTCATGTTGCAGGTGGATTCCCCTCCAACATCACTCCAAATAACACAGGATTACTTGCTGCTGGTGGCACTGCATGGTACACAGCACAGAATGTTACCTATGGTTCTTCTATCACACCTACTGCTGGTGATATCCTGTACAAGGGTCTGGAAGTAAACAGAAGTGGTTCTCTGGGTTGGATTTACACCAACTTCTTCACCGAGATTCCTGATGCTTCTATCTTCTCGCTAACTTCTGACAACACAACAACCATTGAAATTCAGTGGGGTGCGGGTGTTAGCAACCAGCAGTTGAATGTCAAAGTAGGAGAAACCCTACGCATCTCTAACTTCTCTAACACATTCTTCAATGGATCTTGGAAGGTTCTAGCTTCTGCATTCGATCCACTTGCATCCACTTGTAAGGTTCAACTGTTCAACCAGATTGCACAGAACGTCTACGATTGGTCGGCAGAAGGTCCTGGTGCGAAGATCGAGATCTCTCTATCCAGATGGAAGGAACTTGGTGTAATCGGTGCTGAAGCATTGAGAACTGACACTGATACATTCGGTGACTTCAGACTTGGCATCAACACGATTGGACGTTCTGCTAAAGAAGCAACCAATGTTGCTAATGTCAGTGTAGACACCGATCCTCGTGCTAACCTAGACGTTGTTGGTACTGCATTCATCAGTGGTAAGACTCTGGTCACATATGACAATACTGGTCTGGTAGATGTAAACAACTACTTTGCTGAAGCATCTAATGCAAAGACCTACTTTACAGTAGACAATGCATTCTTGGTTGGTGGTGAAAGCGACGATCCTGATGCTATTGCAACTGTTCGTATTTCGACTTCTGATCCTGCTTCTGTCACTTCTACTTATCAGACTGGTGGTAGATTTGGTATTAACACTTCCATCGGTGGTCTTGCCGAGAGAGAACTTGATAGAAACTTCGTAGTCTATGGTGATGCTAGAATCACTGGCAATACTCTAATCGAAGATGACTTGAGCATCGACGGTGGAGATCTGAACTCTACTGCAGAAACATTCCAGTTCCTCAATACTAATGTTGACTTCTTCATTGGTCTAGGTGCTGCTGAATCTCTGTCGCTCGGTAACACCACTCAATCTGATCAGTCGATCAGTGTTGGTATGAACGTAGCAGACACTGCTTCTCATACATTGAGAATTGGTGGTAACGCTGGATCTACTACACTAGAGATTCACAAGCGTTCCAAGAGTGCTTTTGTTGACATTGCATCTGTCGAAGACGCAATTACATCTAACTGTTCTATCAACATTGGTGGTGGTGCTCCTAACCTGGCAACATCTACTTACATTGGTACATATCAAACCAAGGTTGCTGGAACACTAGAAATCGCTGCTTTCGCTGGTTCATCTACTGCTCGTATCTTCACTCTAGCAGCAGAAGCTAACCTCTTTGATGGCGCAGCAACAACTTCTGTTAACATTGGTGCTAACGCAGCATCAGTTGATATCGCTGGTCTGGGTGGTTTCACTACTGTTAGAAACTCCCTGAAGGTACAAGGTAGCACCACTTCTGATGGTACTATCACACTTTCTGGTGGTTTGAATGCAGGTATTATTAAGATCAACAGAGCAAGATTCTCTACCTCTACTGGAGATCATCAGGTTGGATCTCTGGAAGATCCTAACATCACCTTCCTCAAGTATTATGAGACTGGTAAGAAGATCGATACTGGTGGTGTTGCACCATGGGGTAGCGATACATTCCTACTAGCAGGTGGTCAGATTGCTGCTGTTGATAGCATCAGTCCAACAAACAGCTCTGACTGGGTTGCAAACGTACTGTATGATAACCTCCAAGCAACCACTACTGGCAACGGTACTGGAGCACTGTTTAACGTTGAGATCGATGGTTCTGGTGATGTAACTATCAGTCTAGTCGCTCCTGGTTCTGGATATTCTGATAACGATCCTCTAACTATCACCTCCGATCAACTTGGTGGTGCTGCTGGTGGTCAGGATCTAACCTTCAGAGTTAACCAAGTCAATGCTTCTGGTGAACTCTACTACTTACCAATCACAGCACCTGCACCTGATGACTTTAAGATCGGTGATCTTCTTCTCATCGATAGAGGACATCCACAAGCAGTTGATTCTGTTGATTCAAATGGTGCTACTGTTGCAGCAGATCAGCAATACTCGGAGATTGTCCAAGTTACTGCTCTGATCAACGTCACCGACCCAACTGATACTCTTGGTTATAGACTAGGTGTTAAGAGAGGTGTTGATGGTACTGCTACTAGAGCAGATCACCCCGATGAGAGCATCATCGCTAAACTTGATAAGTCTGCTAACGCATCTTACATCACTGGATTTGATCTAGACAACAATGGTGAACTAGACACAGGTAACACGAGTGCTGGTGTTTCTACTGCTGACATCAGAATTGGTGTTGCAGAATTCGGCGGAACTCTAACCACCAACGATTATCTGATTCTAGATAACACTGAAATCGTTAAAGTCGCTGAACTTATCTCCACAGATATTCAGTCACTGCGTGTTACTGATGGTGGCACTCCTGCAACCGAGGTATTCAGAGTAGATTCTACTACAGGTAATACCAAACTCAATGGAAGATTGAGTGTCGGACAGGGATTTGATAAGTTTGTTGTTGAGGGTACAAATGGTAATACAACTATTGCTGGCACTCTTACTGTTAACAATACTCTGAAGGTCAGAGGTGCTACTGTCGAGGGCGTTGAGTTCTTCAGACTAACCAACGGCGGTTCTACCAGTATCACAGAAAGAACTACTCTGGAAGTTGATACTGCAACTGGTGATCTAACAATCAACGGTGGTGACATTAAGGTCTTCGGTGAAGATGGAACTACCGAGAAACTGACGTTTGAAAATTCTACTGGTGACCTCACAGTTACTGGTACATTATCTGCAGTTGGCGATGGAACCGCAACATTCGGCGGCGACATTACTGTTACGGGAGACATTACCATCAATGGTGGTGATCTAACGGTCAACTCTAGTGGTGATGAGATCTTCGCAGTTGATGAACGAGGCGGCATGACAATCGCTAGTATTGAGAACTACATCACCAGAACTGGTGGTCGTAAGTGGGAGTATACTGCAGAACAAACTGTTCAAACAGAACCAAATGTTAACTATTTTGTCAACGCAAGTCAAAATACTGTTGTCAAACTACCACCACTAGGTGATTGTCTAATTGGCGATATGATTCGCATTATAGATATAGGTGGACTCCTTACATATAACATGAGTATGATCGTTAGAGCACCTTCTGACGTTAATGTTCAGGGTGGTACTGACAATACTGGAACTGCGCTAATGAGTGGTGTTTCTAATTCTGGAAATTTGGTTGGTGATGGATATGATGGTGGTGAACTGATTGTTCAGACTCCATATGCAGCATTTACGCTGATCTTTGCTGGATCTTCTACACCAACTGGTCAAACAGCAGTTCCTGGTGGTAAGGTCGGTTGGTATATCGCAGAGGTTTGATACATGTTTTATCAGGAAAGACATGAAGCAAAAGGTGCCGTTATCGGCACCATTATGGCGTGGACAGGGGGATTAAGTTCTATCCCCCATGGTTGGGTCATTTGTGATGGGGGAACATTACCTGCGGATGATTTCCCTCTGTTGGCTGCTACTATTGGTGACTCATATAACATGGGAACTAGTAGTAATTTCAACGGAACATTCCCATCATATACTGGACTGATTACTCTACCAGATCTAAATGGTAGAATGCTGATGGATATTGAGAATGACTATTTTCCTCTTACTGGAAGAGCGGCGGATAGTGATACTGACGCTAGATCTATTATGAGCTCTATCGTTGGTAGTAAGAAACAGAATACTCAAGGAATGGCACTTACTGGTAGTTATACTGACATCACGACAGACATTATTTTCCAAATTAGTCCAAGCGACAGAACTGGTTATCAAGGAAAAATTACTGGTAATACTATTCTTGCTGGTGAAGGAACAAAGACAGTATATGTTGCTCCTAGAAAACTAGGTAGAAAGCATATTACTAGACATAATCATCCTGGAAACGTCTCGACTATTAGGAATGACGACCCGAGATATCCTGGTGATGGTGTTGTTCCTTACTTTCCAATATCATATACATTATATGTGTCAGCGGTTGACATCGACAGTGGTGGTGATGTTGGTGATGTTGGTGATGGTGACCTTATATTCTTTGGTTGGACTGATAATAATATCCAAGGCAGACATACTGGTGATCCTACAGAAAGAAGTGAAGTTGGAACTCCTGTAAACATTCGACCAGGTATCATTGGTGGTTTGTTTGGAAATTTCCAATCTGTAAACGATGCACCAAATTATCCTGCACTACTTTCTTACAGATGGCCAGAGCAGGGAAATAATGGTGAGGAGAGTCCTGATGGAAGAAATGATGGTGTTCCTAATAAAGTTTTTGGTTTATCGTATTCAGAATCTCCTCCAATTAACCTTAAACCAAGAGAGTTGAGATATACGCCATTGACGCCAGCTTTCCTTGATACAGATAAACACGAGGATGCATACTTTATTGGCGGACCAAATGAACAAAGTATTCCATATGGTGCTGGTGGAAATGAAGTTAATGTTCCAGTGGGAATCAGGAATTACTTTAATGATACTCAACCAGAAAATGACGTTAGCGGCAGAACTTTGTTGAGTCACCCAGCATATGACTTTCTAGCAGATGCACCTGGTACGGATAAAATTTATCCTCATGATCATGGCACATTTGATATTGATTTTGATTCGACCAGATTAAAACCCCAGTCGAGTATTCTTGCTAATGTTAATTTGCCCCCTAGCACAAATCCAGACAATACGCAGAATGAAGGAGCATTATCAATTGAATTCACTACTGCACAACCCAAACTCACCTGTATATACATCATCAGAGCATACTAATGGTAAGGTCTAAATCTACTAACTATACAAGAAATAAGTCTTTGTTTGGTGGTGTTCCTGGCACTATCCAAATTCATACGACCCCTGGTATCGGTATCAACAATGATCCTAATACGGCAAAATTCAAGGATGATTTGCCTGGTGGATTCTTAAAGTGTGATGGGTCAGTACATAATGCAAAAGATTATTATTTGTTAGCACAGATTCTCGGTGTTGGTGAAGAGTGTAGATTCAAGAAAGAGAAAACTACTTTAAGAGACCCAAATCCAGAGATAGATGATCTTGGTAGTTTTCAGTTGCCCGATCTAGGATCTAAAGTTATTATTCCTAGTGGTGGTAGTGGAGATTATACTAATGTCTTCATGGAAAATAAACCCAGCACAACAAAGGTTGGTGTAGAGTGTCAGGCAGTCCTTGAAGGTCAGGAGAATAGAATCTTTGTCAATTATACTTCTGGTTCTTCTACCAACAATGGTATCGTTAGTTGGAGTGGATACAATGGATCTGTAGGTGGTGGTGGTGCTATTACAGGATTCTTAATGCGTCAAGTAACACAGGTGGATGGTTCTGGATTAACTGTAAATACATGGGCAGGTTCTGAATTTGGTGATTATGGTTATAGAAATGCTCCTGGGAACAATCCCAACTGGTGGAATAATCCCAATGAAAATATCACAGGAGACTTCAGAATCAGGAGAAACAACAGCGGTAATACAGATCGATTAACCGATGGTGTTGGTTGTGTCATGAATGTCACCATCGAACCAAACCAAAAACCAAATGGTGAATTCAATAGGTCGAAAGTTAGACTTAATGCATATGTCAATGGTCAGAGAGGATCTGGATATAAAGTAGATGACGAGTGTTCAGTTGTCGAGTGGGATGAACTGGCAGGAACAGGTAATAGAATTTTTAAAGTTACATCAGTTTCTGCACCTCTTGGAGCTGAAGGATTTCAAACAGGAACTACTGATCAGTGGTTCTATAATAATGCTGGTTCTGACTTTTGGGACGATACTGGAAGTCGGTATGATTATTGGGAAGATGATAATGATTATGTAGAAGAAAATTTCCAGATGCAAGGTGGGTCTGGCGCTGGTGCAGTATTCAAGATTCGTATGCAAGGCGATGACGGTGGTAGAACAAAGTGGAAGATTCTTGCCATCATCAACCCTGGTGAAGGATATGTTACTGGTGATAAACTATCCTGGAACTTCAATACACCATGGCGCATTGAAAATGGACACAATGGAAATATCTCACTCGAAGATGATAATGGTGATGGCGTAGTCAGAGTAGATGGCACTAGTGCCGTTTCATTGCAAGCTGGTATGGAAGTGGAAGGATCATCTTCAGACATTAGCTTCAATGGAAACTTGAGATATAACATGATCAGAGAGACTGAAGGTTACATCTTGACCATTGATGAGTTTCAGGCACACTCTCACCGTGCTGATGTCAGTGTATTGAATTATACTGGAAACTATGACACTGATGGTCAGGGTATGACAGGAAGTCAGCAGAATTCTTTTTCTGCCAACTCTGATGGATTTAATGGCATGGATGAAACAACCCTCAATATTCCTAATGGAGAACCAAACCACTTACATAGACTTCAGAGACCAACGGCGTACAACCAAAACTTTGTTTATAACTATTCCCCATTTAATATTCCTACTGACAACATGCAATCATACATTGACGTTGATATTGAAAGAGTTGATGTATTGAACCAGGTTGTTACTCCATTCATTATGGTTCATTACATCATCAAGTTCTAATCGGGAAGTAGAAAATGGGATGGACGTGCCGACTTTACACATCATCTACCAATCATTATGTCAGCAGTGATGTAAAATATATCTGCTACATGGCAGTTGGTGGGGGCGGTGGTGGCGCTCGCCCTAGTGCAGGTTACGGTAGACCAGCACAAGGTGGTGGATATAGTTGTGCTCCTGGCACGATAGGATATGGTGGAAACCCAGGAAATCTAAATTCTGGTGGATCTGGTGGTTATGGAAATTATTCTTATGGTCAGACTGGTTACGTCAACTATTCTAATGGTGAATATGCTCGTGCTAACTCTGGATATGGACCATATGGATATGGTGGTGCTGGTCAGTGGAGATCACCTAGCTTCACTGGTGGTGGTGGCGGAGGCGGCGCTAGTCGCTGTTGTCGTCCGCGTGGCAACAGTGGCGCTGTACCTGGTAACTCATACTATGTACGTGTTGGCAACGGTGGTCAACAGGGTGGTAATGGTTACAGAAGATTTGGTAGACATGGTGCTGTATATGTTTGGCAGCAGAATTATGAACAACCTTCATTAAGTATATCACTCTCTCCTACTGCTATCATTGAAGGACAAACTGCAACTGTTTCGTGGTCTGCTGGTGGAGATGTAGAAGGGGTTCGTAGTGCTGAACTGGGACAAAACCTTGCCACATCAGGATCTTCAGTGGTGGGTCCTAGCAGTAACACTAGGTACACAATTACTGCATATAATGCTGTGTATACAAGAGAACGTTTTATTGATCTTACTGTATATCGAATACCAACTGCTACATTAACAGCGACACCTTCGACCATTGTTGTGGGTCAATCTGCATCTCTAGATTGGACTTCTTCAGATGCTAGTAATGCTGCTATTAACCAGGGTATTGGTGCTGTAAATTTAACTGGATCAAGAACTGTCTCTCCTACTACAGATATAACATATACAATTTCAGTTACTGGTGCTGGTGGTAGTGGTAGTGACACCGCTACTATCACTGTGTTGACAATACCTACGTTAAACATAGTAGTTCCATCCAGTGTAAATTATGGGGATGATATAACAATCGAGGTTAGTGGTACAAACACAGATCCTTCTGGAACTGGTGTTACTCTCGTGACAGTACAGACTGATGAATATGAGGGACCTGGTTCTACAATGTCTCCCATTGCTATACCAAACACTACAGGAAATTCTTATAGTGCCATGTATACTATTCCTGGAACTAGTCTTCCTTATGATACCGTAGGACCAACAGCGTTGGAACTACAATTTACTGCTGATGGGTATGGATCTCTAATTGTGCAGGAAACCAAGAATGTCGATATTGTTATTGATATGACTCCTGATGCTATTGACATTCCATCATCAGAGGATAAGTTCCTTGGTGAAGAACCTGTTATTACTCCTGATGTACAGGTCACATCTGAAAATATTGTAATCAATGATATAGATATACCAGTGGAAATTAAATCAAACGAACCTATTCAGGTCGAAATTGATAATAGTGATAACTGGATGAACGTAAGACAGATAACGTAATGCCAACATTCTCTAATAATTCCTGGGGTACGTTTAGTTACACAGTCCCTGCAGGAGCAACAAATGTCAATTTTAGTTTCGCAGGCGCAGGTGGTGGCGGATCTAAACCTGTTGGTGGTGAGTGGTACATTGAAAATGGTGCTTCAGGTAGAGCAGGTAACTTTACTATCAACTCAAGATCTTATGCATACACTCTAACTTTTTATCTTGGAAGAAGAGGATTTGACGGATTCAATAACCGAGGTTCTGGATATGGATCAGGTGGTACTGGTGGTACTTCTCCTATAGCACCAGGTGGTGACGGTCACCGTTCTGGTGGAGGTGGTGGCGGTGCCAGTGCTGTTTATGATAGTGGTGTTAATAGATATGTTGCATGGTGTGCTGGCGGTGGTGGTGCTGGTAGATTTCACCCCGATACTGGTTATTCTAGTCAAGGACTTTATTCTGGCGGTGCTGGTATTGGCGGTGGTGCAACTAGTAATCAAGGTGGAGGACCATCCTGGAGAACAGGCGGCAACGCACCGTTTGGTCACCGTGGAGGTGGCGGCGGTGGATCAACACTTGGTGTATTTGGTGGATCTGCTGGTTCTGCTACTTACAGTGGATTTAGTGGTATTGGTGGCAACTCTGGTTGGTGGGATCAGGGAGACATTGGATGGATTGTTAACAGTGGATATGCAAACATAGGTAATGGATGGATGGTATTGTCATATACTCTCCCCCCACCACAAATCACATACTTCCACTTCAAACAAAATGGAGCAAACTCAACTACTGTTAATTTAATTGAGGGTGAGAATGTTGACATCGAGTGGGCAGTCGATGGCAGTAGAAACATGAGTGGTATCACTCTTACTGATTTTGGTTATATTGCTCCGTCTACAACATCTAATTCGTTTACAGTAACTCCTCAATCTGACCAGCAGGGTGGCAACATAGGAACGAAAACATACACTTTAGAAGTTACTGGTAGTGGTGGAGTTGTATCTTCGTCTATTACTGCAACGATATACGAAATACCAAGTGTAAATTTTACTAGTAATGCACCAGCAAATACTATTACTAGAGGTCAGTCTGTACAATTAAGTTGGACAACAGATGGATATGCATCAACAGCACAGTTATCTCCTAACCTTGGAGCACAGAATTTAAGTGGAAATATAACTCTAGTACCTACAGAAACAACATTATATACTTTTTCTGTTGGTGGTCTTGCTGGAACTGCTTCAGCTGAACTACTTATCACTGTTAATCAACCACCCACTGTAGATTTGATTGGACCATTTACTACAGACTATGGTAATGACATTGTTCTGCAGTATGATTACTCGAATGCTGTTAACACATCAACAGAGACAACTAATGTTGATAATTCTGGTCCAAATATAACTACAACACCTTTGAGTAATGTATCTGTCTCTATTACGAGGTACATTCAACCTGGTTTGAGTGGCACGGAGGGTCATCCTCTTGAATCTTTGAAATATATTGTTGACATTAGTGGTGGTAGCAACCCAACTATGACTGTGGGTATTTCAGACACCCAGATGAGAGCAAGTGGACTCATAGATCCTAATGGATCAATTGCATTGACTTCTGGTTATCCGAAGTTAGTATCAGCAAATCAATATGAAGTTGCTTTTGACATGATTAGTAGTGTAAATTCTTCTCAAAGACAAGCGACATTCGTTAGAAGTTTCTTCTTGACTATCACTGCTGACGGCGGATCTCCTGATGGTGGTGCTTTAGAGATGCAGAAGGATGGTAATGGATATGTTCAAATTGCTACGCTTGGTGGGGGAGACGTTGGTGGCACATACACTGTAACTGCTGATCAATTGTATGATGATTTTGGGGCACGTCAGGTAGATTTTAGATTGACTGTTTATGGTATGGGTTCACTACAGGGAACTGACAGTGCTACAACAACAATTAATATCGATGAATTGCCAGATCAATTGTCTATCCCATCATCTGAAGATAAATTCCTTGATGAAGAACCTGTTATTACACCTGATGTAACACTTACTAGTGAACAACTGTACATTGATGACATAGATATACCAGTAGAAATCAAATCTGATACACCCATTCAGGTTGAGATCGATGATGATGGAACATGGAGAAATATTAGGAGTATCTAATGCCAAGCATCAACATTTCCTGGCAAAGAAGTGCTGGAGATTCAAACTATATTTACGGCATGCCAGGGGGAACTATTGGACCCAATAGTGGTAGTAGATCTGTTAATGTTGGGTTCGGTCAGACATATAACTTAAGTAGCAGCGGTAGTGGTCCTGGAAATACAGCCTTGAGAAGATTGAATAGTCAAACTTTGGGTTTAGATGATAGACAAGGTGCTGGTGCTGACAATGACTACAATGACATGATTGTATATGTCAGTGGTGGTGGTACTTTCACTGGCAACAGTACATTTTCTGGACCACCTGCAACTTATGGTTGTATGGATTCCAATGCTGTGAATTATAACAGCAGTGCTAATGTAAACTCTGGGTGCATATATGCTAATCCAAACCCACAGTTAACTGTTAATGGTTCAACTGCTACTCAAACTATTGTTGAAGGTGATGCTATAACTGTTAGTTGGTCTGCTAATGATTCACAGTACATGTATACTGGATCTATTTCTGGTCAAGGCGCACCAGGATCATTATCATCTTCTCAATATGGAGGTGGTTCTTTCGTTGCTAACCCTACATCAAACACAACATATACTTACAGTGTAAGTTATGCACCACCAACAAGAAATGATTCGTTTAGTATACCTGTTAATGTAAAAGAGATACCAGAGATTATCGCATCATTCCCTAATGGTAGTACAATTTTGCGTGGCAATAGTACAAATCTTGTGTGGTCTACTTCTGGTGATGCTACAACCATGTCTATTTCACCAGGTCTTGGATTGCAGAATTTGAGTGGGACACTTTCACTATCACCCACAGAAACAACAACATATACTCTATATGCATCATCACCAGGATATGGTGGTAGATTACAAGATTCTGTGTCACTACTTCTTACTGTTATTCAACCACCATCAGCATCTCTTACTATCCCATCTACGATTGATTGGGGTGACTCTAGTTTTCAAGCAATACTTGAATTTGATGAGGTCACCTCATATGATTTGACAGTTGAATATACAGACCTAGATGGTGTCATGATCACTCATCCTGCATTTACTGGTGCAGATCCATCACAAACTACAGTTAATTTATTGATTGGTGATGAAACATCTGGTACAATACCTAGATGGAACAACAGGGGATATAGTCAGGGTAAGGTAAAAATGAAAGCATATGGTCTTGGTGGTCAATTTGTGGAGAAAGAATCGATATTTAATATCAACATTGACCAAATGCCAGATGCTATTGACATTCCATCATCAGAGGATAAGTTCCTTGGTGAAGAACCTGTTATCACACCTGACGTGACAGTTACTAGTGAACAAATAGTTATTGATGATGTTGATATTCCAGTAGAAGTTAAAGCTTCTTCACCTATTCAGGTTGAGATTGACGACGGTGGTGTATGGTACAACGTTCGACAAACTTGATAAATACTACAGAAATAGTGACGGTCGTAGGCACTAAATGAGCTTTTCATTCGGATCAAACCCAGTATATGTAGATGAAGGACAAACGATCCGATTAAGGTTCAAAGCTCCTTCAGCATGGAATACAACGCAGACGGTTACGGTTCAGATCGGTGATCAAACCACACTCTGGTATATTGTCACGATACCAGAAGATTTTGCGCCAGATCCATTTGCATTTAGTGACCTTGAAGAGGTAGATAAGAATACTTTATTCACCTGGGCAGATGGTACTAGAGCAGGTGAAGCATCGATTGTCATCACTGGTCTAACCACAAATACAGAAGCTTCTGTTAATATCTACTCCAGTTTTTACAGTTCTAGTGTTGATGATTTTGCAGTAAGAGTCCAGCGAGTAAGTCAGGGCGAGACTGTTTATGGTGCTTGGACTATCCCTACACTATCAAATGCGATAGTTGTAAGTAATACTGACAAACTACAA